TATCCAAAAGTGTCATAATGGTATCGATTTCATTCTGAATGTTGCTGTACTCAGAAATTTGTTCCCGATTATCACAAACATATTCCCTAATGGATTCTAAATAATCTAGGGCTTCTACTGCTGGATTGCCAAACATGGGGGGATAGGCTTTAATGATCTCTCCTGTGCATCCCTGTATTGCTTCAGCCAAAGTATCTGCGGCTTCCACCACTTCGTCATAGTATGTAGCAAGTGCCTGATGCTTGGCATAAGAACCTTCGCCTACAGCTTGCAGATGCATGATATGAGTAACTGTCGCTGAATGTAGCAACATTCCTACAAATTCACCAATGGCTGATTGATTCATAATTGATTCTTCCTTGTATCCTGAAGCATGGGCGGCTCTTGCCACCTGAATAGCTTTGGTCTTAGTTGGGTAAGGACCGGAACTACCCCAGAACCAACCCTTGTCTGTTTTTCTAAATGGCATACATTGATTTTACTATTTTTTACAGGATTTGCAGACAAACTTTTCATTCAATCCATTGTTGTAAATTAGAAAATATCCTTCACTTGTTTTGGCTTTCATTTGACACTTGCAACAAACTCTTAAGCTATGCACTTTTAATTTTTGTGTGTATTTCTCATAAATCATTGTTTTTTAATACAATTCCATTAATATATACAGCAATACAACTATTGTAAGCGATTTATGAAGATACTTTTGCTTGATATTGAAACATCGCCCAATACAGCCCATGTTTGGGGCTTATGGCAACAGAATGTATCGCTTAATCAGCTTTTAGAATCATCATATACTATGTGCTACTCAGCCAAATGGTTAGGCGATAAACAAATTTATTTTGATTCTGTACAAAAAAGCACATCACAATCAATGCTTGAAGGAATACATGGATTGCTAGAAGATGCTGATGCTGTGGTTCATTACAATGGCACTAAGTTTGATATGCCTACATTGAACAAGGAATTTCTAGTTCATAAAATGACACCACCACCACCAATTAAACAAATTGATTTGCTCAGAGTTGTTAAAAGCCAGTTTAGATTTCCCAGCAACAAACTAGATTATGTAGCACAAAGATTAGGTTTAGGCAAAAAGAAAGACCATGAAGGGCATACATTGTGGATTAAATGCATGAATGGTGACAAAAAAGCATGGGCAACAATGGAAAGCTACAATATTCAGGATGTCATATTGCTTGAAAAGTTATACAAAAAGCTATTGCCTTGGGTTAAACAGCCAATTAATCAAAACATTATGAAAAAGGATAGAAATGGCTTTGATTGCCCTACTTGTGGCAAAGCCGCATTAATCAGCAAGGGGTTTCAATATACTACTTCTGGTGCTTATCAAAGATACCAATGCAAAGCCTGTGGTGCATATTCTAAAGATGGCAGAACAATAATCCCCCATGCAAAGTTAAGGCATTTGGCATGAAGCTGACACCTTTTATCCTTGAAAATTTGTATTTGTGTATGGCATCCTGTTATCCAATGCGAAACTGGGATTTGCCAGCCCCAGAATTGATCCAATTTAAGGTTACAAGGGAAATTGATGCTATGGCTACCTACCGCTATGATGAAGCCTTAGATAAGCCCCATATCATTACTATCAGCAGAGCCAGAAATGAGCATTTTGATACAGTTCAAAGAAGTCTGGCACATGAAATTACCCACATGAGCTTTTGGAAAACAAACAACTGGGATAAGCATGGAAAGGCTTTTAAAATTCGCACCAGACAGATTGCTAGGGAATTTGGCTGGGATAGCTTAGAGTTGTAGGGGTATTAAGCCACTATTGTAGGATGCAGTAAGTTAGGGTTTTTGTGGCTTTCCACCTAACAGCTAGTAACTGCCAAATACAGCCCCATTTTTGTAAAGTTTTTGCAATTTATTGTAAAGTTGTATACCTATAAGTATCAAAATGCTTGGCATATTAGTACCTATAAGTATCAATGATTACTTGCATAAGGCTTAATCTGCTCTTGATTGTAGATTCTGAGCAATTGGTTCTCATTAGCCATATCACATATATCATCCACAATATGCTGTAACAGCTTCATTTCATCTTGTGTCATTGTTTTTCCTACAAACAAATCATTTAGATGCTCAATTATTTCATTTAGCTTATCGCTACCAACCACATAGTTTGGTTTATTAGCATAAGTTTTGATCGGTCTGGTCATTTTTTAGCTTCCTTTCCAAGTCTTTTATCGACTTGCTCCAGCAACTTCTCACAGGATATTTCCCATTTTCTTTCAAAACCGCAGACACCCAATGAGTGAAGGCTATCATTTCCAAGCCTATGGTGGATTGGACAAAGTGGCAAGATTGGGGATGTAGCCCGTTTAGCTCCATACTTACGCACATGATGGAGTTCTGCCGGACTGTTTTCAATCCCAAGGACTTCGGCACAGAGAATACATCCGAGTTCTGCAATCTTATTAAGTGCGATCTTTTCATTTTTGGTCATTTACTTGCCATCATATACAAACCCACATTAGCACCAGCATAGCAAATGTAGCAAATACACATAGGCAAATTACCTTTAAATCCTTGCTCAATGGCAATATACGCATAAATCAATCCTGTAAGAATAATTAACCAAGAACTCATTGTCTGTTTGCTTTTTTACACAATTTTATAACTTCTGCTGGAATGTCTATAGCTTTTGGATTAGAAACTTCTGAACAACTATAAACCCGATCCCTGTATTCAAAGATTGATCCATACAGCAAAGACCAAGATTCCAAGAATAACAAGACCAAAATAATAAGGATCATTACCCATTTACATACCTTTATCAATTGCCCGATTGTTTGCACTTTCTGTCCTATAAATATCAATAGTTGCTTCTGCCGACTTTAATTGCCAATAAAGTGTTACTTCTTCTTCTTGGGCTATTTTAATGCCATGTAGGATTTGTATGTAATCTGGATGGGTTTTGGCATCCATTTCTTTGCCAGCCATAGTTGTTTCGGCTGAATCCTTCATAAGTAATGCCAGCTTTACCTTTAAAAATTGCTCTAAATAAGATCGATTTGCTTTTGCTCGACCATGCTTTGCCCCTTCTGTGTAAAGGAATTTTCTGGCTTCTGTTGCTGATTTTTCTGTAGTTTCCATAATCTTTCCATTTCATTTTGTAATGTCAATCTAGCCAACCAACCTCTTTTTTCTTGCACTAAATTCAATTGCTTTCTTCTTTTGTGTAAAGACCATCTTAACAGTTCCCTTGCTTCACATTCTAATCGCCATGCTTCCGAGCTTTTATAATCATTCATTAGGGGCAATTAAAAACGGCTGTGGAACTTCAAAACAAGACCTATCTCTACCCTTTTCTTCTTTCTTTACCCAAAACTTGTCTTGCTTTCCATCTTTTGCATAAATATATCCCCTAACTGTGTATATCCCATTTTCTCCAGTTAGCAACCAATATCTAGTGTCATCTTTATCTGCTGGATGAAGGGGCAACCACCCAGACTGATATTTTGTTACCCTTACTTCTTCATCTTTAAGATCATCACCACCAGCTTTTCCTGTACCTTCCCAATGTTTATTAAGAAATTTTGCTAAAGCATATTCAGACAATGCTCCTTCAATTTGTTGATCCCATCTGCTGTTTTCTGCTTGACCATATTGGGGTTTTGCATTTCTTGTTAGAAATTGTAAATGTCTATTTATTCCAGCCAAAGCAACCATTTGTATTTGAGAAGCAGTAAGAACAATTTTATTGCTCATCTTTAGCCATCCTTATTGCTGTTTCTAAAATAGCAATAAATCCATACTGGAACATCATCTTCATAAATTCTGGTGAGCAGTCCAACTCAATATCTGCTGAACCATCTGGGTTCTCTGTAAGGCTTACAACTGTAAATGATGGAACTGTCATGCTCTACCCCTTTCTTCTCTAAACTTAATAATGTAATTTTTCATATCAAAATAAGTGCTAAATCGAGCTAAGGCTGGGTCTTTGCCACATTCAAGCCTGTAAGCCTGTTCTATTTGTTCATTAGTTCCTAGGGGCAATTCCTTGGCTTTTTGAGCTTCTTGTTGTATCCATTCAGCTTTGAATCCTATCCAACCCCTTTCACAGCAGATTTGCATAGCTTCTTGTAAAGTTATTTTGGCTTTCTCAGATTCCCTTACAAGCCCTTTTAATGCTGTTTCTGTCCATTTAGCTTTTTTGGCTTTCCGGACTTCCATGTAATCTTTAAAAATAGAATCAGAAACACCTTCAGGTGTAATTGGTTTTATATTTGAAGATGAAGATAAAGATGAAGATGAAGATGAAGGGGTTGGTTTTTGCTTAACCTCATGGTTATCCTTATGCTTATCCTTTAACAATGGATTACCACCCAATTTACCACCAGCCGCCCTTATATTTCTAAGGTTTTCATCTTTTATCATTCGCCTAGAACATATAGACCCATCATCTGCTAAATCATATACACCAGCTTCAAAAAGTTCATTAAGCCATTGCTCTACAAGTTCTTCAGATTCCCCTACCATTCTTGCAAGGTTAGAAAAATGGATAACCTTATTTCCTACCTTTAAATGCCCATAGGGATTGCCTTCATGCATATAGCAAATCATGTCTATCCATAAACCTCTAGCCCCTGTAGAGCATGATCTTAAAGCTGTATCTCTAAGCCAATCTGAAGGGTAAAACTGAAATGATGGTCTTTTCATTTAATAGCCCTACCTTTATGATGGCTATTAAACAAAGGCTTTAACCTATGAATTAATCTGATTTCTCGCATTGACCACTCACCAATTTTTTTTGTTATTTTATATTTCAAAGTAATTGCAACTGTATTAGGTACTTCTAGCCAAGGTGTAATTATTTCTTTGCCATAGCTATATCTAAAAGCATGACCAGAAAACCTATTTCTAATGTCCTTAGATGATCCTATATAAACCATATCACCATCAAAATATATTACATAAGTAGCTGGGGCATTAGGAAGTTTATTTCTTTGCTCCATTAAATTTATTGATTGCCAAGCCATTTTTACCACCATAAAAAAAGCCCTAGACAGCAATCTCATC